AGTTTGTTAACACAGCGGGCGGCACGCATAACGTCTGGGTTTGGCTGCGCAAGAACGGTACGGATGTGGCAAATTCAGCCACGACGTTGCGTCTCCAAGGCAACAACGCCGAGGAAGTCGCTGCGTGGAACTTCCTGCTTGAGATGAACGCAGGCGACTATTTTGAACTTATGTGGGAGGTGTCGAACTTGGCCGTGTCGCTGTTAGCCGACCCCGCGTCGGCTGTCCACCCCGCCATCCCATCCGTCATCCTCACCGTCACTGACAATATCAGCGCTTAGGAGGTCATCGTGACCGTCACCGTAACAGTTCTTGTTCCCGCACAGACCGCCAACAACTCGCAGTCCACCGTCTACACCGCGACCGGCGTCACGGCAATCATCGACAAGTTTACCGCCACCAACTATTCGGCCAGCGCCGCCACGATCAGCGTGAACCTGGTGACGGGCGGCGGTACAGCCAGTAACAGCGATTTGATCGTCAAGACCAAGACGTTGCAGGCGAGCGAGACGTACACCTTCCCCGAACTGGTCGGGCATGTGCTGCGCCCCGGCGGGTTCATCTCGACCCTTGCCGGGACCGCGTCGGCCATCAACATCCGGGTGTCCGGCCGTGAGGTGACGTAGTGGATGAGGCAGCGCAATCCCTGATTGTCCACTTTGAGAACTTAGACCTGCCGCCCGAAGCGGCGGGCTGGCTCATGGACATCTGGCGCATGATCCAGATGCTAGACGACGTGGCGGACGGCGACCCGGTGACCCGGCCGGACCTCGACGCGGTCATCTGGTCCTCGCTGATCAGCATGCCGGCCAATCCGTTCTACCTCGCCAATTTTCAGTCTTTGCAGACCGGGCTTGCGCTGCTGGTGATGAAGTGGAAGGCGTCGGACGACGCCGAACGCGCCGGTCAGGCGGACGCCCGGTCTTTCATCTGGCGCGCGGGGTATTATGATCTGGTGCTATTAGTTGTCCTTTTGACGAAGGGGCACGCAACTGCTATGAAAGACGCCGTGAAGGTCATGCACTTGTACGGCGAAACGCTGCACGAATACTTGAAGGAGTTTCCCTGATGCCCGCACCGATTATTGCTGCCGCTGGAATTGCTGCTGCGGGTGCCATTGGCGGCGCAGCAATCTCCGCATCCGGCGCAAACAAGGCTGCCGACAAACAGAAAAAGGCCGCCAAGAAGGCCGCTCAGGCGCAAAAAGACGCTTTGGCGCAACAGACAGCCCTTGCCAAGCCTTATGTTGAAGCAGGCACGAACGCGCTGGCCGAATACCAGAAGATGGCCCCTTACAAAGATTTTGGCATGGCCGAGTTTCAGGCTGATCCGGGGTACAATTTCCGCATGGCCGAGGGCATGAAGGCGCTGGAACGGTCGGCGGCGGCGCGCGGTCTGCTTCAGTCGGGTGGCACGCTCAAGGGCATCCAGCAGTACGGCCAGAACCTCGCCAGTTCCGAATACGAAAACGCTTTCAGCCGTTACCTTACCCAGCGCGAGGCGCGCATGGACCCGTATCGTTACCTGACCGGCGTAGGTCAGGCCGCCGCAGCGGGGCAGGCTGCCAACGTCGGTACGACCGGCGCGGCTTTGGCCGATATTGCGGCGCAACGCGGTAACGTACAGGCGGCGCAGGCGGCGGGCACGGCGGGCATGATAGGCAATGCGTTCAGTTCAATCGGTCAGGGCGTCGGCAGCTACTACGCCAACCAGCCGTACATGAACTATTTGCAGTCCATCACGCCATCCTCGTCGTCTTTCTATAATCCCACAAATATCGGCGGCGTTTATTAAGGAGCGGTCATGCCACTTGACCCCAGTATTGTCAGCAACGCCTTCGCTAACGTGTCCATGCCGGACGTGAACGCGCTGATGAACCAGCGCGTGCGAGGCGCGGAGAACATCTACCAGATCGAGACGGCCCGCCAGGAGCAGGCTGCGGAAGATGCGAAGGCAGCCGCGAAGGCGCAAGAGGACGCCGCGATCAAGGCGCTGCTCCCGGCGTACGCGCACGCGCTCAAAACGGGCGACATGAGAGGCGCACTCAGTCTTGCGCCGCCGGAATATCAGGACGGCCTTATCCCCTACGTTGAGGCGCTGGATGGCAAGCCGATAGAAGAGATCCAAGCCGCGCTGACGGGTTCGCTGGTGACGTCCGAGGTTGGTCGCGCGTTTTTGGAAAACCAGAACCGCATGACGACGGCAGGTGTTCAGCAGGGGCAGCTTACCTTGGCGCAACAGAAGTTTGCGGCCGAACAAGCGGCGGCTGGTGTTCCTGAGCCTATGTCGGCGTATGAGGAAGCCCAAATCGGTTTCCGCGAACGGGAGACCGCGCTTAAGGAACAGGAAGCCGCTGCAAAAGCCACATTGCCGGAAGGCATGGACGCTAAAACCAAGGCTAAATTTGACCAGGCGTATCCGCAAGCCGTCCGCAATCTTCAGAGTTCAACGACGGAACTTGATAAAGACATTGCTGACGTGCAAGCGCTAATAAACGATGAGGAAGGTCTAAACGCTATTACTGGTGTGTATGGCGCGTACACGCCAAACATCAGCGCGGCGTCACGTCGTGCCCAAGCCCTATACGATAAAATTCGTGCTGGCGCCGGTTTCTCTGCGTTGCAGGCAATGCGAGATGCTTCGCCTACTGGCGGCGCGTTGGGTAACGTATCAAATCAAGAGGGCGCGAAACTTGAACAGAGTGTCGCCGCGTTTGCGCAAGTTCAGGACGCAGATGATTTGCGTAAGGTTCTTGGTCAATACCTCATTGATTTGAAAGTTGCGCAAGAGAACGTGCGATCTGCGTTTGATGAGACATACAGTTATCGCGGCGAGGCGCCGTCATCTGACATTGCTACGCAGACGCGAGAGCGCCGCACGCAAATGGAGCGCGACGTTAACAAAACAACGTTGCCACCTGGCGTAACGGTTAAAAAGAGGAATTAAAATGGCCTCATTTACGGTAACGCTGCCGAATGGGTCATCTTATGATGTAGATGGCTTGCCGGATGACGCAACAGAAAACGATGCGCTTGCATTAGTGCTGGCCGAAAACCCCGACGTTGCCAAAGCTGACAACAGTCTTCAGCAGTGGATGGGCGTTGCTACCCGCGCATTGCTTCCGTATGGCGTTGCGGCCGGCGCGGGCGCGGCGGCGGGGGCGCCGTTTGCTGGTGTTGGCGCCGTTCCGGGTGCAGCGGCAGGCGTGCTGGCGTTGGGCGCGGGCGACATTGGCACGAGCGTGTACAATCTGGCGGCCACGCCGTTTGGCGCGCCGCGCATGACGCTGCCGTCAGAAGCTATTCGCCAGACATACGAAGCCGTTGGAGGCCCCGGCACACGCCAGCCGCAGACCACGCCGCAGCGTATATTCAGTTCGGGTCTTGAAGCCGCCACTGGTGCTGGCGGAACAGCAAGAGCAATTAGCGCGCTTGCGCCAACGCTGCGAGCGGGCACAACGGCGCGCGGCGTTGCCACTGAACTTGGGCGCGGCGTGCGCGCGCAGACCGTTGGCGGCGCTGGATCAGGCGCGCTAACCCAAACAGCTATTGAAGGCGGCGAAACAGACCCCACGAAATTATTCTTGGTATCGGTACTTGGCGGCGTTGGAGGAACGTTGGCGGGTGGGCGCACACCGCGTCCTACGATAACGGGCGAAGACATTCGCAATCAAGCGCGGCAGTTCTATCGGCAGATGGAACAAGAAGGCGTGTTTTTCTCTGGTCAAGCCGCAGATGATTTGGCTAACCGTTTAGAAGATACGCTTCGGCAGCAAGCCGCGCAAATCAACCGACCGGATCGTACTGAAATATTGCAGGTTATCCGCGACTTGCGCGCCCGTCCTTATAACGAGTTGTCGTTTGAAGAATTGGAAGCGCTGCGCAGCCGTTTGGGCAACGTCGGTCGCAGCCGCGAAACAGGTAAAATTGTTCGGGAACAAGCAAATCGCCTTGCCGGAATTGTTCAGGACGAACTGGATGACTTTGTAAATTCTGCTGGCCCGGCACAAGTTACTGCGGGCGACCCGCAAGTCGCCGCTCGCGCAGTTACACAAGCGCGTCGGCAGTATACAAACGCGCGGAAAGGCGAGATTTTAGAGCAAGTCATATCTAAAGCCGACCTTTCAAAAGGTACTCGGCCTAAGATAGAAGAATTGCAAGCCCGTTTAGCGCCGATTGTTAACGATAATCGTCTTATGCGTAAATTTACGACGGACGAACAAGAAGTTCTTAGAAGTTTGCAAAGGGGCAGTTTTTCAGAAAAAGCGCTTAGTTTCGTCGGTCAATTTGCGCCGGACTTAAAAACAGGACCTGGTTTGGCAAAACTGGCGGCTTATGTCGTACCATCTACTGTAGCTGCGTCTACAATCAACCCTGCCTACGGCGCCGCTGTAGGTACTGTTGGTGGCGCGGCGCTTGCTTCCCGCGCGCTGGCTAACCGTATGGCCATGCGCCGCGCAAGTGATGTGGCTGAAAATGTCCTTGCTGGGCGTCCTCCGCCATCAATGGCTGAAAACGCTATGCGGGCAACGGGGCGCGCCGCCGCGTATATCCCGCCTGTTGTACTTGGGTCTGAAGCTGCGAATAACGCCTTCTTGACCGATGCGTATGGACGTACATACGAATATCCTACGAGGTGAGGACGTGGATTACCAAGTGCTTTTCAACCTCGCAGTAGGGGCTGTCAGTGTTACGGGTGGGTGGGTCTTGAGCCGGGTGTACCACAGTCTGGACCGTTTGGACGAAGACGTGCGGAAAATCCCGATGAACTACGTCCAGAAGGACGATTTCAAGTCGGCCGTCGCGGACATCAAGAACGACATCCGCACCGGCTTCGCGCAGGTGGACCGCACGCTGAACAGCCTCTTCGACCGCGTCAACGAGAAGGCCGACAAGTCGTGAAAGTCAACGCCGCAGGTCTGGACTTGATCAAGAGCTTTGAGGGCCTTCGCCTGAAAGCGTACAAGTGCAGCGCGGGCGTGGACACCATCGGTTACGGCCACACGTCGGCTGCCGGCGAACCCAAGGTGACGCCGGGCATGACGATCACGGCCGTTGAGGCCGAGAAGATACTGGCCCGCGACTTGGGCAAGTATGAGCAGGCGGTTGATAAGGCCGTCACCGTCAAGCCGACGCCCAACCAGTTTTCCGCAATGGTCAGCCTCTGCTACAACATCGGCCCCGGCAACTTTGCAGGCTCGTCGGTTGTGCGGCGCCTGAACGCGGGCGACGTCAAGGGCGCCGCCGAGGCG